TCTGCATTACAAGACATTTACGACACAATCGGGCGCGAAAATATCGCGGCGGCAATAAACGGGATAACGGGATTGATTGAAAAACTAATTCCCCCGATTAAATCCGCGGTTCAGTGGGTGCTTGACAATTTGCCCGAGGTTGAAGCGGCGATTACTGGCATTGGCACCGCAATGGCCGTTTTGTTCGTCGCAAATAAAATAATGGCGTTGGTCAAGGCGTTTCAGGCGTACAAGCTGGCAACAGAGGGCGCAACCGCGGCGCAATGGTTATTGAACGCGGCAATGAATGCCAATCCAATCGGAATTATTATTGCCGCTATTGCCGGACTTGTTGCGGCGTTCGTCGTTCTTTGGAAAAAATCCGATAAATTCCGGGCGTTTTGGATTGGTGCTTGGGAGAAAATCAAAAAAATTGCGCTGACCGTGTGGGACGCGATCAAGGGCGCATTTTCGGCGGCGTGGAAATTCATTGAACCGATTGTTGACGACATTGTTTCGGTATTTGCGACCGCGTGGGACACGATAAAATTTATTTGGGATTTTGTCGAGCCGTATTTCACAGCGATTTGGAATGGCATTAAAACCGCGTTCGGATATGCTAAAGAGTTTTTCGGCGGCATTTTTTCCGCCGCGTGGGACGCAATCAAGCTTGTTTGGGACGTTGCGGTTCAGTATTTTCAACTAATCTGGAATAATATTAAAGCCGTTTTCAGCGTCGTAAAAACGACATTGCTTGGATTTTTTAATGCTGCTTGGACTGCAATTAAAGCGGTTTGGGACACAGTGATTTCCTATTTCAAAATGATATGGGAAAACATTAAATTGATTTTCAGCGCCGTTAAAAGCGTTTTGAGCGGCGATTTTTCAGGCGCATGGGACGCAATCAAACAGGTTTTCGCAAACGTCGGGGAATTCTTTTCGGGCGTTTGGGATAATATCACGGGTGTTTTTGATAGCGTCAAAACGTGGTTTTCCGATACATTTTCCGAGGGTTGGCAAGCGATCAAAGATGTTTTCGCAAACGTCGGCGAATTTTTCGGGGAAGTTTGGGAAACAATCAAAGGCAAGTTTACAGACATCGGAACAAAGATTGGTGAGAGCGTCGGAAGCGCATTCAAAACGGTTTGGAATTTCATCGTTGACACTGCGGAAGATGTTGCAAATATAATTCCAAATCTGATAAACGGTGCAATTGACATGATCAATAATATTCCGGGCGTCGAGATCGGCAAGCTTGACGGATTTGATTTTTCGGGTGCAAAGCTGGCAAAGGGCGGTATAATCAATCGCCCGACAATTGCAGAGGTCGGCGAAGACGGAACAGAAGCGGTTATCCCGCTGGAAAAGAACAAGAGCGGATTGAAACAAATTGCGTCGTTGTTGTCGAACGAAATAAACAACGGAGCCGCAACCGCCGCGGGCAGGTCGTCAAGCAATGTAACATACACGTTCAATCAGACGAACAACAGCCCGAAAGCATTGTCAAGGTGGGAAATTTACCGACAGACCAAAAATTTGATACATTCGGCAAAGGGGGTTTAATTCTTGTTTACACTTAAAATCCAAAATGCAAACGGTGAAGTTTTTGAGTTGACACATGATTCAAAGAATTACAACGTTGTTAGTGTGCAGGGATTGACCCGCCCGCCGACGGCGGTTAATACCAGTGAGGGCGGCAACATTGACGGTTCGTTTTGGAATTCGTCAAGGGTTGAGCAGCGCAACATTGTAATTGACGTCGTTTTACGCGGCGACATTGCCGCAAATCGGCAAAGACTGTATAAAATTTTCAGTTTGAAAAAGCCTTGCACAATTTTTTTCAAATGCAAAAATCGTGATGTAAAAATAATCGGTTACGTCGAGATTTTGGACGGTGATTTGTTCGTTTTGGGCGAGCAAATCCAAATTTCGATAATTTGCCCCCGTCCGTATTTTGAAGCGCTTGACGCAATTTACACGGAATTGTCCCAAATCGTCAGAATGTTTGAATTTCCGTTCAGCATTGCAGAAACAGAACCTATTCCGTTTTCAGAGATCGAGGAATACCCGTTGTGTACGATTACGAACAGCGGCGACGTTGAAACAGGCTGCACAATAACAGTTGAATTTTCGGGATCCGTCGAGGGACTGATGATTTACAACACGACAAATCAAACATTTTTCGGCCTGAATTACAGTTTTTCAGCAGGCGACACGTTGACAATTTCGACCGTTCAGGGGCAGAAATTTATAAAACTGCTGCGGGGCGGCATAACGTCAAATCTGCTGAATTATATGACAGCTGGGTCAACGTGGTTTACTGTTGGAGTTGGTGACAATGATTTCACATTCACAACGACAACGGGCGCGGACGCAGTGCGGGTGACATTTGCGACCGCCGATTTGTTCGGGGGTGTGTGATGTGATATTATACGTTTGGCAATACCAAAACGGGGCGTTTGAAAAAATATCCGTGATTGATTATGCGACGTCGATTATCTGGACGAAACGGCATCAAGACGCGGGGGATTTTGAATTATATATCGCGGCGACCCCCGAATTATTGGAAATGTTCACGCGGGACGAAATATTTCTGACCAAAGACGGCGACCCCGACAACGGCGCAATGTGCGTTGAAAATATCCAGCTTGGAACGGACGCCGAAAACGGCGACTATTTGACCATTACAGGGCGTTCAGCGGAAAGCATAATCGGGCGGCGAATTGTTCCGTCACAAACAGTGTTGCGGGGAACCGCAGAAAGAGCGATTTTCAATTTAATGGTTCAAAATATAATAGCGCCGTTAAATCCCGCCCGAAAAATGCAGGAATTGACGTTCGGCAGCTTGCACAGCTGGACGGAAACGATTGAACAGCAGATAACGGGAAAAAATCTTTTTGACGCGATAAAAGACATTTGCGTTTCGTTTAATTACGGTTTTGCAGTGAGTTTCACGGGATCCCAATTCGTATTGAATTTGTTCAAGCCTGTTGACAGATCGTTCGATCAAACGGAAAACCCATTTGTTATTTTTTCGCCTGAATTTGATAATTTGGGAAATACGGAATATTCCCGGGACAAATCGGGCGTTGCAAATGCCGTTTACGTTGCCGGGCAGGGTCAGGGCAGCGACCGCGTAATTGTGAACGTCACAAAAGACGGCGCCGCGGGTTTTTCCCGCCGTGAATTGTGGGTGGACAGCCGCAATTCGTCCACAACGACCGACGAAGGGGAATTGACGCCCACAGAGTACGCCGCAATGCTACGGCAACAGGGCGCCGAGGAACTGGAATTGAGCCGCGAAACGGTCGATTTCAGCGGCGAAATATTGGACGTCAACGGGTATGTTTACGGCGTTGACTACAATTTGGGCGACAAAATCGCGATAAAAAACGAATACGGCATTACGGGGGCGGCAACGGTGCGAGAAATAACCGAGGTCGAGGACGAAAGCGGTTACAGAATTTACCCGACATTGTCAGAATGGAGTGTGTGAAATGGCTATTAAATACGGATTTTTCAACAGCGTGGGCGGCGATAGGAAATACAACGCCGACGATATTTCCAATTATTTTTTGAAACTGATTTCAAACGGCGTTTTCGCAACGCCTGCAACTACACTACAGGTCACAGCGTCCGACGGCCTGACGGTTCGGGTTCTTGCCGGGTGGGGGTTTATAAATTGCAAGTGGCTGAGCAATGACGCCCCGTTTCCGCTGACACTGGACGCCGCGGATTTGGTGCTTGACAGGATAGACCGCATTGTGTTGCGAATGGATCCAAACGAGAGCGCCCGAAACGTAACAATCGCAATCAAAAAGGGCAGGGCGTCAGCAACACCAACGCCCCCCGACCTGACACGTCAGACGGCGAACGACGGCGGCATTTGGGAATTGTCGCTTGCACAAATCGCAGTCAATCACGGCACAACACAGATTACAGACGCAGAAATCACGGACGAACGCGCGAACACTGACGTTTGCGGCTATGTTACGGGACTGATTGATCAAATCGACACTACAAATCTTTTCGCGCAATACAACGCGGCGTTTGCGCAGTGGTTTGAAACGATCAAAACACAGGTGAAAACGACAACAATTATTGTTCCGTTCAGCGAAGTAACATATACCGACCAAATCCCGCAAAGAACCGTTTCAATCGGAAGTCTGAATTATAACGACGCATTGGATATACTGGAAATATGGGTCAATGGTATGCGATTGATCGAACATATTGATTACACAGTGAACACGGCGGGGCGATATGTAACGTTCGCAAAGCCGTTAACCGTGATCGGAACAGTTGTCGAAGTGCGCGTTTTGAAAGCAATGGACACCGACGCCCCCGAAGAAATTATTACAATTCTGCGGGAAATTCAAGCGGACGTCGCGGAAATCAAAGCGGACTATGTGCAGAAAACAGAGCTTGAAACGCGCTTGAATGGTTTGTCACTGCTGAAAATCGCAAAGGTGGATTTTGACGCATTGACGGCAAAAGACCCGAACACAATTTATTTCGTCGTTGACGGTAATAAAATTAGTATATATATGGGCGAAATCCCATTGTCTGGTGGTTCAGCCTTGACGATTGGAAATCCAGTCGGACAGCTTGGTGGAGTGATCGGCGGCGCTATAGGCGCGGCTGAGGAAGTATAAAGGGGGTTTATTTTATGGCATTTGAAATTTATAACGGCGTCGCAAGTGGTGCGACCGTCGCGGGCTGCAACGAGATCATTGACAAGATAATTGAAATGTGGGACTGCGACAGCAGCGACACAACAAGCGAAGGACATTCGGCGACATACGGCAACTGCACCATTGCAGCAAGTACGACCAGCGCGGGACAGTTTATCGTGACGATGAACGGTACTGTGATAGCAATGACAATGAGACTTGGCGGAAACAATCTTTCATATAAGATTGCAAAGGCAACAAATGCGCTGCTTGTATATACGAACCCGCAGTCAAACGGGCAGATCAATGTTTTCGTTTTCGGAACGATAACGAACATAGACGGAAGCACAGGCAAAGGAGCGCTTGAAGTCAACAACACTGCAACGGCACAATTTACCGCCTGCACCGATGACGAAAACACGCTGAGTGTTTCCGACACTATGCGCACAACAGACGGCCTTGTGCAGCTTGCACCGTATATTTCAACGTTCAAGGGTTGGTATTTCGACAACGCATTCAGGGTGTATGCGGCGAACAACTACACCAATGTAGGAGAATACACCATTAACGGCGAAAATTATTTCATTGCATACAGAACGGCAATAAAAGACGAATAACATTAAACCCCGTCGGGAGTACCTGACGGGGCTATTTTTTGTGCATTTTGTATAAGTATATACTTATAATTTTGACGCCCGCGAAAAATTGTTCATAATATAAGTATATACTTATTCACAGAATAAGAGTATAATTATAATCAA